ATCGAGCGAAGCATTAGCAAGAACAATAGATTCAAAAAGTAAAAAACATCACGATGCTATTATTAACTGGGTAGATGTATACAAAGAGAAAGTAGTTCCTCATAATCAAGAAGTAGTCTTAAAAGGAAAGATTGAACCTTCGAGAGTAACATCACTACAAACACTCATCTTGAAAGGCAAACAATTAGAAGAGGTAAAAAGCAGACCACAGGTTAAAAAAATTCAAGCAGATTTAGCAGTAATGAGAGAAGCAAAACAAAAAGTAGCAAAAGCACTTTGATAATTATATAGTATCTATATAATTATTTAGGTTCTACCATTAACTGACTATAAGGTTTAGTAATCTTGTATATCACAGAAGAATGAGGTAACAATCGTGGTCTTCCACCATCGGGCAATCTTATGTCTGTTTGAACGTCTGTTAAAGTGAAATCTTTTGTTGCTGTATAAGCAAATGAAGATTGAATGCCGTAAAAGAACGACCCAGCGTTATTATAACGTGTAATAATTCCCATATTAGGGATTTTAGATTGACTATTAACACCACCATGATACGTGGTTATAGTTCCACCTTGAATAAGAGAAGAATAAACACACAAGTATGGATAATCTAATTGAGTTGGTAAATTGAACGCCGTCAATCCGCCCTGAGTTACAGAAGGTCGAGATAGAGAACCATTACACCCTCCGATTAGATATAAAGGTTCACCGCCATAACTGACTTGTAATGATTGGAATTCTCCCCCACCAAAAACAGCACTGGTTGTTAGTGGTCTTGTAAATTTCTCGACAAAGGATTTATAACTATTGATAGTATTCTTAAATGTTGGAAAATCATTGAACTTTGTTTGAATATTACCTATTGGAGGAAAATATTGAGACATCTCGTATCCCATCTTACCCAATAGCGTATTAGTCAATGAAATAGTTAATGGATCGCTATATTTTTGGTATGATAAGATATTATCACTATTAAACAATCCTAGGGAGTTTAAAGCTACCCCTGTTTGACTATCGATGAGAGACTTTTTCGATTGAACTAGATTGTTAGATAATATAACAGAAGTAGCTATGGTCCTTGTCGGTGGTAAATCAGGAGGAATGAAAACATTGTATGAAAACGAAGCATTAGACAAAGAATAGTTTATCACTTGCTGTTCTGGCGCTGTTGATATTAAACCCAGATATTGTCTTAAATCTTGATTCTCATAAGGCTGCCCGTTACCAGTCCGAGTTGGTGTATTCATATCACTTAATGTAAATCTACTAAGAGCAGCATCAAATTTATATTGTATGTCGTAAGCACCTAAACTAACATAAGGTGTAAAACTATTAACATCCATTCCATTCTTTGATGTAGTTTGTAAGTTTGTAACAGTTAAGGGATGTTCAAATTCTCCAAAATTTAAAACAAGTTTGTATACAGGTTTAGTAGTTGATCTGAATGTAATGTTTATATCATTCACTACAACGGAACTTGGAACTCTGGGTATTGGTGTTTGAATACCGAATTTTTCTGATTCAGGAAAACCTAACGCATTGATATAAGATATAAGAATATAATTTTCTAAGTAAGTACTACCGCCATCTATCGGAGTATCACTAAACGTCTGAGCAGCATTAAATTGGGTTATAGTCAAATTTGGATTTCCATCGCTATTTTCCTCAGCACTGAAATTGTTGTTTATCATAGCAACAGCATCATTACGTATAAAACTTGTATCTAAACCGATAGGGATACCATAAGGCATGTTTCTGCTATCAATAGACCAGCCAGTATTCAAATTCTTATCATAGACAATATTCTGATCTTTATTAGTTATAACATGACTTACAAAAGCAATATAAGGTCCAGAATCAAATTCAGGTTCTGTATTATCTAAATAAATTGGAACGATAGCTAAATTTTGAGCTTGTGCTATTTTGTTTAATTCTACATAATTTACACCATATAACATTTGTTGTAAAGTCCAATCAGAACCAACTCTCATTAACCCTGATGTAGTCACGCTTTTGAGATGATCTAAAAGTTCTTGTCCATTATACGTATCGGTATATCTTGATTTCACTAAAATATGAGATAATTGCTGACCATCATTAGTCGTTTCACTATCTTCAAAATAAGGAGGTTGTGTCCCTCTACAATTGCCTTCTGTCGCAAACCCAAAATCCACGGGTAAATATATTGGATCGGTTGGACTCTTAGCAGCAGCTTCTATTCCAGTCATAAATCTCTTTCTTTGTTGTTCAACAATACCTTCATTATCCGAAGACAGAGTAGCGGCACTTACTTCGTCAACATAGAGTCCAATATCCATACTAACAGCCAAAGCGTCTAAATATTGTGTACTATTACTACTAAATTCAATATTTCGATTACCATAGTATTGTTCTGTTTTTCTAAACCCAGCAGCGATGTTTTTGATATTCGTTTCAGTAGCCCTAACATTAGTAAGAATCAAATCACCTTTATTGATTACTACCAAGTTATTAGTAGTGGTAAATGTTCTGGTAATACAAGCATTTAGTCCAAGATTACCAACACTTAAATTTCCAAAATCTCCCCTACCTGCTGTTAGACCAGTACCAGTATTTAGATCATCATTTGGACTACCACCAAAATATCGTAATTGTCTACTCCATTGTAACCCTTCCCATTTCTGAGGATTTTTCAAAGCAATGTTAGAGTAAAACTTTTGACGAATACCAGTTAGATTGTTAGCGCTATAAATAGACGTTTTATCATTGAAATTACAATTCGATACAATAGTAGAATTTGTTTGAATGGTAGGATTCTTATAAGCTGTTAAATCGACAAAATCATCTAATTTACCTTCGATGTTTTCTGGTCTTTGTAACTGAGAAGTAATAATTTCTCCCAAGTTCGAAGGCGTATTTAGACCTGCTGGAATTTCAATTTGAACCTCCTTTTTTCTAGTTTCATAAACTGGTTGTAATTGACTAGGATTCGTATTACCACTATCGACAGGATTTCCATCTGGTATTAAAGCACATCCACTCCAATTTTGAGCTGCTGGATAGTACCTGCTTCCATCAGGTAGTAACAATTTCTTTGTTGATGCTTTTTCAATATCAGGAGTATAGAATTCTATATTCATAGCAGTACTTGGCGGTTGAATTCCTGTATCAAATATGATATTATATTTACCCTGCGACTGGTCGAAAGGAGCATCAATTAACTGATAATTAACTAATACACCTGATACAACTTGAATCGCTTTAATTTTCCATCCAGCTGTTTGGGTCGAGGTATATTCAGCTGATTGAATAACACCGCCTCCGCCTGAATTTATAGACCCTGAAACAATAACGAATTGTGATGGCATTTGCCTTTGATCATTGTATGTTACGTTTTGATTAGAACTATAATTACTGAAATCAGGTTCTCCTATGCCTCTGTTCAATACTAAATCACCATCAGTATAATCTTTTGTCCCATAAGTTAAGTATGTTTGAAACAAGTGAAATGGTAAAGGTATAGTATTAAAACCAGAATGATTAATGTAATAACTGAAATCAAAATTTACCTTGTTATCCATATAACCATTTTCATTCTCTTCTCCTAAGATTTCGATTGTATCTTGGACTGTTCCCTGAGTATTAATACACGAAGTATCCAATTGAATAATATCTCCTTTGTTAATGGTTATACCATACGAAGAAACATTGTTAATCCACGTATTCTTGAATTGATCTTCGTCTTCATCAATTTGGTTATAATTTTTCCTTCCTCGTAATCGATTACATTCTAACATAACAAACTCAGTCATTTTTATAATACAATATTATAAAAATTAAGAAGAAACTACTACTTCTCCGTTCTTAATAAGCATCAACCGCTCGACAGAGGCAAATACTCTCATGTCTCGTGATTGGTAATCTTGCGATGTTCTTTTATAAGTTTTCAAAACACGAATAGGTTGAACACCAATCTTAGCACCATTACCTAATTGTTGGACGCCAGATTTTGTTAGATCCAAACCTTCATAATGCGATGTTGCTCTCATATCCGTTGCTCCGGTAGCGTTTGTGTTGGTAGCATCAGGACACTGGTGACCTTCGATAGTACCGATAAAAGTAGATTGTTGGTTCAACTGAGCGGAATCAGTATCACAATCAAAAGAATACAATTGGGAAGGAACCATTAGACTACGTCCCATCACTCCTGCCAATTCATCATACTTTCTTGTGGGGTCGACAATATCTCTATCATACACCCTTTGGTCGTTAATTCTAAAATTCAAAGAAGATGGCTGAACAGTATCACGACTAACGTATTTACCCAAGAATGAATGATTTAAAGCAGATGGTTTATCTTGAATTAGAAGACTACGAACAACACGTCCACTCAGGGCGAGTTCTCGTTCCACCTTCTGTTCGACAATGCCAGTAGGCTGAGAAGCCAATGCTGGAACAGCGGCGTCTGTCACAATTTGGTCTTCATACAAGATACTAAGACCATCTTGTGAAACAGTTTGACTCATAACTTGATCCATCGCTTCGTCTGTGTAATACAAACTATCAAAGTTAAACTTAATGTTAACTTTACTTGGAGTAACTTTATAACTCGCTGGGGTAGAACCTTGTTTCAAACAACAAATAGTTCCTACATCACCTACAACGCTTTGTTGCGCAAATGTAATTTCGAGATACAGATGTTCTTTGATACTCATCAATGGCAGTTGTCGAGATCTCATCATAGGAATGAGGACAGATAGAGGAACAGAAAATAGGGGCGTGGTATCATCCGAAGTAGTTGGTTTGATAATACTTGGAACTGTTTGTGATCCCAAATCGTCAGCAGTAATCAGATCACGATAAGTGATACGACCCGAACCAGCAGAAGAAAATCTATCACCAGCAGTTCCTGATTTTACCATATCAACGAAACTACGATGTTCCGGACTATCAAATTGACGGACGGCGGTAGTATAATGAGGGTATTGAGTGTTAGAAGCGATAACTTTATTACCTGCTTTGAGAACACAACTCTCGATAAGACCATGAATGCCTGTGGATAGAGGAAAAAAGAAATCGCCATCGGCGGTAACACCGAGCTGAACAAATGATCCACTATCAAGTATCCCATTTTTAGGTATTTGAAAAACACAAGTCTTATCAGTAATCGTTATAGGATCTAAGACTTCTGTTAGAATTTTCATATTCTCAATGGAGGGTAGAGTTTGAACCTTTAACACATCAGGTAAAGACATTTTAATATAGTAATTTATATTAAAATTTTAAATTATTTTTGATTTTCATATTCGTTTATATTAAGATGAAACCATAATACCTTGTGGTGAATATGTGAGTACATTTTTAGACAAAGCATACGTAAATACACTCATAGGTGAATCTCCGTTAGCAGTCGATTGAAGACGGAGAGCATATGATTGACCCTTGAAACTAATACCTTGCTGAGAAACTCTATCCATAGCAATACCAACAGCAAAGTTACGCTTAGCATCGACCGAGGACAGAACTTGTGGTCTGCCGTGAGGTATAGAAGTATTACCACCGCTATCATCAACAGCTTGTGATATAACACCATCCTTTGTTCCGAATGAGAAGAGTTGTGGCTGATTCAACATCTTAGAAAGAGATGAATATGATTGTAAAGCATTCAAAGCATTAACTTGAACACCGGTTTCAGGAATACCAGAAGCACTTTGGTCTTTACAATCTAAATCGTAATCAAGTTTCAATTTAAGACCACCTCGTGAGAAACTTACTTTGTTAAGAACGACATCGTCGCTGTAATCACCAGTGGTAGCATCTTGGTTCTTTAACATATCCGTAGCGCATCCATCGTGTGAAAACGAGTTAGTATGCGTAGTAGGAAGGAAGTTATGAAATACTGAAAGCACTTGTGATGAACTAAGATTATAAGTAGAAGTACTATCACTACTATTAATAACAGAATACAGATTTTGAAAGGTATTGAAAACAAAAGAACCCGAGCTTGGGACAGCAAGTTTTTCCATTTCAGCAGGTGATGGCACAAGCATATCACCGCTTATAGAAAGATCAGAAACCTGATAATAAGCACCAGCATTTGCGCTGACATCGCCAGAGAACAATACTTGACTATCAGGAGACAATTCCAAGTTTAGCGCTAATCCTCTCATTCCGTTTACGCCAAGAGAGATAGCAGAACCGGATTGAAAGATACCGGCAAAGAGACGTAATGAGAAACTCATTTGGTTATTCATCTGAGCATCACATGCCGATTGTAAAGCAGTTGATTTTGAAATAACACCAGAGTGGGACATGAAGTCTTCTTCACTTTGAACCGAAGGCAAAACAGTAGAAATCATACGAGGGTATTGTCTGATAGATTCAAGAGTTTGGTTACTTTCATTTGAAGCAATATTTACATTTTGGAAGATAGCATTAACACCTACACGACTATTGATAGAGACATCTGTTGCTGAACCTCCTTTGAGTCCAAGGTTATCCAAAGCAGTACCATCTGCTTTCAAGACTTGGATTTTACCATTAATTCTAACACTTGACGCTTTCAGAAGTTTGGGGACAGAAGCAATATTGAATTGAATGATTGGGTTTCCCTTTGAGAACGCATATACACCATTGGAAGGTTGGTTGGATGGCAGGATTTCAAATTTTTCAACTTGTTGTATATCCATAGCAGACATTTTTAATATAGTAATTATATTAAAAAAATAATTTTAACTTTATTAACTCTCAACTCTAACCATACCTTTCGAGATAACAATACGTACCAATTTGTAAATGAAGTTATTGAATATTTTCAATTGCGAGGCAGAGTCGTAATCAACACGGAGAGAAATAGTCTCATCTGAAAGATCACTAACTTGCCCATAGCGTGAGAATGCTCTCGCAATAAGGAAATGCTTATCAACATTTTGAAGTGAAAATACAGGTCTGGAAATGTTAATCAGAGATTTCTGTACTTCGGTAATATGTAAAGGTTCGACCTTTGCTGGACTTTGACTATATCTTTGAAGACTTGCTTTTCGTGTAGGAACAAGATGACTACCAAACTGAAACTGATAATCCCGGGCCGAATCAGGAACTCCTGTCAGAGAACTAGCCTCAAAATTACGATAGTTAGCCGATACCAATGGTTGTACAATAAGCGATTTCGCTCGTTTCGCCAAAGTCGGGATTTGGATCTGTGTAATTCCCTGCGCATTGGTTTGATTAAACCTATGAAGTTCTGAGGAAAGGATATCCATGGATACACCTCCTTCGGTCATTGCCTTCTTGGTCATACCGGAGATATAAGCATCGGGCGGTTGAACTGTTTCAGCTAGCATCTCAATATCTGAAAGCGTATAAGTCGGTGCTGCGAGACTAAACGAACCAGTATTACCAAGATCGCTTTCACCGATAATTCCAGTGTGTTTAATCACTCTATCCGAAGGCTGAACAAAAACAGTGGCACTTGCTGCCGTGTAAGCATTTGGCATAGCAACGCCAGTATTACGTTGAGGGACAAAAAGAACACCAAGTTTATTACCAGTAGCAAGATAAAACCCAATAATAAGACCAAGTTTATCTTCATAACTTCCATCATCCAGAGATACATACAGAATATCTCCAATATCAAATGGATTACCTTCCTGAGTTGTTCCTATAATATCACGAGTGGTTGTCATAGCAAAGAATTGTTGACCTAAACCAGCAGTACCTGTTCTCGCAAAGTCAGTATCGGCGATATCAACACTAGGACGAATTCTTTCACCATAAACGGAAGCACCCGTGTCTCCTACCCGACATCCATCGAAAGACAAAAGTCTCATACCACGAGAAGCATCCTCAGTATCGATTTGAAGACGAAGTCCATCCATTAATCCAACTGGGATAATCTGTCCTCCTTTGAACAAACCTGATTCAAGTTGGATATAAGTTTCTGCTTTGTTTCTCACACGCTCGGTTTTAACTGGTGCTGAGGAAGAAGAACCTACCAATGAATCAGCTGCTCCGTAATAGAGAGAATTTACCTTTGTAGGAATACTTTGAACTCCTTCGAACAAAGCACGTTTGTGTTCAATACTCGACTGCTCTGTAAATGGTTTGATTGCTCCGCACTGAGCATTATAATCTTCCAAACTTTCAATCGTACATCCGTTGTCCCCAGAACGAATAAGA